GACAGATTTAGCATCTACTGGAGCCCTTCCAAGTGGTGGATCAGTAGGTCAAATTCTTGCCAAGTCCAGCAACACCGATTATGCTGTTGAGTGGATTGAAAACTATGCAGACTACACTGAAACTGTTAAGCTTAAAGTTAAAAATGATGGAACAAGAGAATTATACAAAGGTCAGCCAGTACATGTAACTGGATCTGATGGAACAAATGTTTTAATTGGAAGATCAACAAATGCTACCGAAGCTGGGTCTAGTAAAACTCTTGGTATCCTTGCAGAAAACCTTGCAACAAACGGGCAAGGTTTTGTTATTATGGAGGGAAAACTTGGAACCTTAGATACTTCTACTGCAGGTGCAGTAGGAGATCCAGTATGGCTTGGCGTAGACGGTGCATTAATTTATGGTCTTGCTAATAAACCATATGGTCCTGCTCATCTTGTTTACCTTGGTGTTGTAACTAAAAAAAATGGTTCAACTGGAGAAATTTTTGTTAATGTTCAAAATGGTTTTGAGTTAGAAGAAATACATAATGTAGGCATTGGCTATGGAGCAACTATTGCAGACAATGAAGTTCTTGCCTATGATACAACATCTAGTCTTTGGATTAATCAAACTCCAGCAGAAGCAGGATTAGCAACAAGCTCTCATAATCATACAGTAGATAGTTTATCGAATGTTGTAATTACTGGAACGCCTACAGATGGTCAAGCTATTGTTTGGGATACCGCCACCTCAAAATGGGTAAATGAATCGGTTGCAAACTCTGTAGCAGGAACTGGAAGCCAAATAGATGTTACCTCAACAACTGGAAACATAACATTAAGTTTGCCAAGTGCAATGATCGCCCCAGGAGATTTAACTGTAACAGGAAACTTAACAGTAAGTGGTACAACCACAACAATAAATACCCAGAATTTAAACGTTAAAGATAATATAATTGTTTTAAATTCAGGCGTAACTGGCACTCCAACAGGAACTGCAGGAATAGAAATAGAGCGTGGTACTGAGACAAATACTTCAATCTTGTGGGAAGAAACAACTCAGAGTTGGAAGTTTTCAAATGACATACAAGCTTACATAATAAGATCTGCTGGAAGTTTACAGTTGTCATCATATGCTATATCTGGAGAAAATTCAAGCATTTTATTAGAAAATGAATGGAACTCTTTTAACTTAGCAAGTTCTGGAAATGTGGAAATTTCTCCAGGAAATGATCTTGGGCATGTAACGTATGCATTTTCTAAGACAAGTATAACTTTTCCAGACACGAGCCAGCAAAGTACTGCATTCTTAGGAATATCTTCCTATGACACAGATGATATTTCAGAAGGGACAAGGCTATACTATACAGACGAAAGAGCACAAGATGCTATTGGAAATAGTCTTGGAGTTGGGTTGTCTTATAACGACACCACAGGAGCTATCTCTAATTCTGGTGTTCTTTCTATAATTGGAACAACAAATGAAATTGTTATAACTGGAACAAATGCAGAAATACAGGTTGGAATTCCTGACTCACCAGTCTTTGTTACCCCAAACATTGGAGTAGCCACTGCAACAAGTGTAAATGGAACTACTATTCCATCTTCAAAGACATTAGTAATTACAGATGATATTGGAGTAAGTGTTCAGCCTTGGAGCTCAACTATAGCTGGAATAGAGCAACTTGGATCAGGAACAGGATTCTTAAAAAATACTGCAGGTACTTGGTCATATGATAATTCAGCATACGCACCTCTAGCCTCCCCAACATTTACTGGAAATGTAACAATAGGTGAGGCAGTAACAAAAACCACTAGCACAAACCTTACATCATCTTCTGCAACTGTAATTGCTACAATACCAATACCATCAGGAAAAGAGCTTGTATCTTCAGAGTGTTTAGTTTTGATATCAAGCACAAATGATGGAACTTATTACACATCAAAATGTCTAGTTTTTGGTGGATATCCTGCTGGAGAACCAACAGCAGATATTACAGAGTATGCAATTATGGGAGATATGGATGCAACCTTATCTGCCTCTTTTGTTGGGTCAAATGTTCAACTAAGTGTTCAGGTAACAGATTATATTAATGTAACTGCTAAGGTTGTTTCAACAAGCATAGCAGCAGACAATGGGGCAACCTAATGTGTTATAATACTTTTGAAGGGACAGTGAACTTCATTGGCTAGTAAAAATTTTATTGTTAAAAACGATATTGAATTAAAGGGCAACCTTATATTTGAGGGTGCTACAAAAGATGCCTTTGAAACAACTCTTGCAATAACAGATCCTACTTCAGATAGAATTATTACATTTCCAAATGCTAGTGGAACTATTGCACTAACATCTAGTCTGTCCTCATACCAACCACTTGACGGAGACCTAACTGCCATTGCTGGAATTACAAGTGGTGTTGGGTTTTTAAGAAGAACTGGCTCTGAATCTTGGGCTATAGATACAAATTCTTATATTACAGCAAGCTCTCCTACAATAAGCACAGCAATAGTTTCAGGAACATCTACGTTTAATTTAATAAACTCAACTGCAACTACAGTTAACTTTGCAAATGCAGCAACTACATTAACCATTGGTTCTAATGACGCTGCTGCCACAACAACTTTAAGAGCTCCAACAATTGTAGGAACTGCAACCTCACAAAACCTATACAATACAGTTGCTACAACAATAAATTTTGCAGGAGCTACAACATCTCTTGTAATTGGTGGAACTACAACGGGAGCTTCTTCAGTAACGCTTTTTGGAAATGCTACATCAAGCGGAGATACTAAAACTCTAAACATTGGAACTGGGGGATCCTCTGGATCTATAACAGAAATTAATATTGGATCTTCAGTTTCTGGTGCTACTGGTCAGGTAACAGTTTATCAACCAGCGACATTTAATGGAACCGTAGTTGTTCCAACTCCAACTATTTCTACTCAGGCAGCAACAAAAGGTTATGTAGACTCTTTAGCTTCTGGAATTAACGTAAAGACTCAGGTCATTTATGTCTCTCAGACAAATCTAAGTGCCACATACACAAACGGAACATCAGACTCTTCTGGAGGTCTTGGTGTTGGAGCAATACTTACTGGAAACGTTGATGGAGCTTTAATTCTTGATGGACCAGAGGTAGAAGCTGGTCAAAGAGTTTTGATTAAAGATCAGACCAATAAAATACATAACGGTATTTATGTTGTAACTTTTGCTGGAGATGGAGACGATCCATTTATTCTTACAAGAGCTACAGACTTTAATGGAAATAGTTCAACAAATGGATTAATTAAAACTGGAGACTATATTTTTGTTACTTCAGGAACTACTTCGGCAAACGATTCTTATGTTGTTAATGCTGGAGGAACATCTAGCAGCCCATCTGGAGCAATAAAAGTTGGTACAGACAACATATCTTTTTCTCAGTATTCTGGAGTTCCATCAAATATTAGTACTCTTGGGTATGTAACAGTAGGAACTTGGGCAGCAACCCCAATTGATAAAGACTTTATTGATTCTGAAATTGCTAGAACAGATGACCCAGTATTTACTGGTCATGTTACGGTGCCATCTCCAACAGAAAATAGTGATGCTGCAAGTAAACAATATGTAGATGACTTGATATTTGCAAGCCTTCCATTCTTACCAGATATAATTCCACTAGATGATATGAGATACGAGTTTGATGGAATTAATAATAGGTTTATGCCAAAATTTGAAGGAGAAATAGTCAATATTTATAACCCTCTTAGACTATTACTAACAATTAATGGTATAATACAAACAGTGGACTTTCCAGAATATGTCTGGCAATCTATGCTACCAAGAGAAGGTTTCATGGTAGATTCAGATGGATACATTGCATATTCAGAAGTTCCACCACCAGGATCAACATTTGATGCTAGATTAATGCTAGGTCCAAACGTAAATACAAGAAAGAAAGGATATCCATTCAAAGCAGTGGATATATTATTAGGAGCATAAAACATGGCTAGAAAGATTTTATTTGAAACAGGTTATACATTTGACCCAGCAACAAGAACAGTGGTTATCCCAGATCATATTCCAAGGGAAAGACTCATTCTTATTACTAATGTCACTACCAATCAGGTCATCTATAACTTTTCTGATCCTAGCCTAAAAGCAACATCCTATACAGCACAAATTGATTCTAGCAACGTAGCCACAACTACACTTGTACTTAACTTTAATACTTCTGCAATGTCTTCAACAGATAAGCTTCAAATTACTGTAGATGAATATGCAGAAAGCTTCCAGCCAGATGAGTCCTTTATGGATCCTGTTGGAAAAATGCGTGTATCGCTACCACAATCCCTTATTGACACAGATTTTGAATATGGAACTCAGCCTACAAAATGGGAAGTTTTATCACTAACAAATAATAAGCCAAGTTGCTACTATGATGTTCAATCCCCAGTTGCACAGCCATCTGGTGGAGCAAGAAATTTTGTATCTATTGCAGGAACAGGATCAACAAGAGTTGTAACTGTTGTTACAAATAATGCACACGGACTTGTTGTTGGAGATAAGTTCTTTATTCAAGACACCTTAGATGTAAATGCTGATGGATGGTATCTAGTAGCGTCTGTAACAACAACAACCGTTCCAAACGATACCTTTACCTATCTTGCTAGAGCAAATGTTACAAACGGTTCAGTGCTTGATACTACAAAAACTTTTGCCTATAAAGCATTTAACTATTCAGGGTCTAATATTCCTGTATCTGTATCTTCAGGTGCAGCATTTACCAACTCTGGTACTACAGTAACATGTACTACAACGAATGCACATGGACTAGGCTGTGGAGATTTAATTTATGTCACTGGAACTACTGCAGCAACTTCTAATCCACCAAATGGTGCGTGGGAAGTTAAGACAACTCCAACTACAAATACATTTACTTTTGATGTAGTAACTGCTCCAGTTGGTGCAATTACTGCAGTAGCAACCTCGCTTACAGGAAGACCAGGAAGTCTTTCTATTCACCGCCCATTCGATGGTGGAGTTAGGTTTACAACTGGATCTTCAGCACCTGGTGCAAAGATTGTTCGTCAAACTCGCAGATACTTCCGTTATCAATCAGGTAAGGGTATACAGTTCTCTACTGGATCAATGATGAAGCCTGTAATGGCAGTTGATTTAATATCTTCTTCTTCAACTACTGTAACTGTTAAGACAAGATATGAGCATTTCCTTGGAATTGGTGCACAGGTAGTAGTCTCTGGTGCAGATCAAACAGCATACAATGGAACATTCACTGTAACTGGAATTACTAGTGCTAAAGAATTTACATATACAGCAGGATCTGTTCCATCTGCAACACCTGCGACTGGATTCCCAATTGAAGTTGCTCCAACCTCATGGTTTGGTGGTCAGACAAGACTTGGTATGTTTGATGAACAAAACGGATTTTTCTTTGAATTTGATGGTCAAGATCTATGGGCTGTAAGACGCTCAAGTACAGATCAAATTTCAGGAATTATTTCTGCAACAAGTGGATCTCCAACTATCACAGGAATAGATACAAGATTTGCAGAACAACTTAATCCAGGAGACAAGATTGTTATCCGTGGAGCAACATATGTTGTTCAGTCAATTACAAGTAACACTCAACTGTTTGTTTTCCCAGAATACCGTGGACAAACTATTACCTCTGGTGGTATCGTAAGTAAGGTTGTAGACTTTAAGGTAAAGCAAGACGACTGGAATATTGACACAATGGATGGAGCTGGTCCTTCAGGAGTAACTCTAGATCTTGCTAAAATGCAAATGTTCTACATTGATTACGCCTGGTATGGTGCAGGAGCAATTAGATTTGGATTTAAAGATGAGCGTGGAGAAGTAGTTTACTGTCATAGAATGACACATGCAAATGTTAAGACTGAAGCATATATGAGAACTGGTAACTTACCTGCACGTTATGAAGCATCTTCAGACCCTGCAACTACAAAACTCTCAGCAAGCCTTTCTGATTCTGCAACATCAATGAGCGTTAACTCAACCGTAGGCTTCCCAACTTCTGGTACACTTGTTGTTACAAAGCCTGGAAACACAGCACAAGAAATTGAGTATTTAACTTATACAGGAAAAACTTCTACATCGTTTACTGGTCTTACAAGAGCTATCACAAACACAGTAGTTAATTCAGTTTCAGGTGCAACTGGTGGTGGAAATGGAACAGCTCAGTCGTTTACATATTCTGCTACAGCACCAGTAAAGGTTGAACTGTACACAAGACAGTATGCAACAGGAACCAGTCACTGGGGATCATCGGTGATTATGGATGGCAGATACGATGATGACAAGTCATTCATCTTCCAGGGTGGTATGACAACTACGGTTGCTGTTCCAAGAAATGCAAATAGATATGCTTTGGTAAGTCTAAGACTTGCACCATCCGTAGATAATGGAGTTGTAGGTCTATTTGGAGAAAGAGAACTTATCAACAGAATGCAGTTAACTTTAAGACAAATGGATATTCTTGCTCAATCGGCAGCGACTGTAACAAATAGACCTGGTTTATTCCTTGTTGAGTTAATTCTTAACGGTAGAGTAAATACTGTTACTGGTAACAACTGGACAAATGTTGGTGGATCTAGTTTATCCCAAATTTCATACCACGCAGCAAGTACAACAATTAGTGGTGGAGAGCCAATTTTCTCATTCTTTGTAAGTACAGTAACAAATGAAGCCTCTGTTGTACAACAGGACCTAAACCTTGTTAGAGATCTTGGAAATAGCATTATGGGTGGTGGCTTAGTTAATACTTCTCCAACTACAGAAGCAAATGTTTATCCAGATGGACCAGACATAGTTACTGTTTCTGTTAGAAATCTTAGTGCAGATAACACAACTGGATCAGTAAATGCTAGACTGTCATGGACGGAAGCACAGGCTTAAGGAGGCAAAATAAATGGGGTTAAATAAATTAAACCACATATATTCTACTGAACCCTTAACGGTAGAGTCTTTACTTGCCACCAATGATATAGGCATTTTAGATAACATCTTATTAGATGGACAGCTTGGAGCTCCCAATCAGGTAATTAGTATAAATCAGCAGGGAACTGGAATAGAATGGGCAGACGCAGTATCTGGAGTTTCCTTTACAACCTCTGGTGAACTTAGATCCCTCATCTCTGATGAAACTGGAACTGGATTGTTAGTATTTAATACCAATCCAACATTTATTCAATCTATTAACATTGGAGATTCTAGTGTTTCTACTCAATCACAATCTGTACAGATAGGTATTGGAAGAACTGGAAACGGATATGCCTATATTGATCTAGTAGGAGATACAACTTATGCAGATTATGGTGCAAGGTTTATTAGAAATAATAACGGTGCTAATGCAGACACTACAATAAATCATAGAGGTACGGGAAACCTACGCTTAATTGCTGAAGATGCTGGTGCTATTAATTTGGCAACATCTGGTACAAATAGATTAGTAATATCATCTGCTGGAGACATAACATTTAAATCAGTAGTTAATACAGATGTTACAACTGGAACAACCTCTGCTACTTCAACATTTAATACAACAGCATATGCTTCTGCAGAGTTTATTGTTTATGCATCTACTTCTGCTGGAAATTATGTATCTAAAGTAATGATGCTTGCAAGAGGCTCTGCTACTCCAATCATTACTGAATACGCTATTCTTACACAAGGAACTGCACCAGCAGTTACAATTACGCCATCTTATTCTGCACCAAATGCGGTGCTAACAGTAGCAGTAACATCTGGAACTAACATTGAAATAGTTAAAACGGCGGTATCTGTTTAATGGCTAATTTTGTATTACAAGAAAATTTAGATATTAAAAGTGCTGGAATAGCAGCTTCTGGAGCAAATATGCTTCCAAAAACTGGAGACATTATTCCTTTTGCAGGTAATACCCCATTGACAACTGCTACTGGAACTATTGCAACAAACACTATAGTTGTTGCATCAGCAACTGGAGCATTTATTGGTCAAGGAATATATGGAACAGGATTAAATAATCCAGGAACAGGATTAAACTATATTACTGGAGTTTCTGGTACAACAATAACTGTTGCCTTTCCATTGACACAATCAATTACTTCAGGTAGCGTTAGATTTTGTCCAGCTGGATGGTTACTTTGTGATGGAAATAATGGCACTCCAAATTTAACTGGAAGATATCTTGCAGGAGCAACTAGCAGTGCGACTATAGGTACATTGTTTGGAAGCCTGACTCATACTCATACCTACTCAACAAATACTTTTACAACAAGTGGAGTTACAGGAAGTCATAGTGCTGTAGACACTGGTGTAGCTGCAGGAGGAGGAGTTTCTCATGACCATACTAAAAATGCAATAGCAGTTAATACAACTAATGCATCCAGCAACCTTCTTGCAAACAGCACAAGTGCTGGAGGACCAATTCAATTTAATGATAGACCTCATTCGCATAATGCTAATAATGGCTCAGTTAACTTTAATGCAATTTCATCTGAAAACCATAATCATGGAGCCCCTGGTCTAGCAAGTTCAAATAGTACTACAACTCATGCAACTGCACATGGTGTAACTGCTGTTCCTGCTGGAAATGCAGCAGCAGGTGACAATAAGGTTCCCTTTATTCTAATGAATTATATAGTAAAGGTATAATATAGATATGGCAAATTTAAAAATAGACTCAGATGCAGCACTAGATAAAGATGGCTTTACTCAGTCCTATCCAGTAGGAACTATTATTATGAGGACTGATTCAACTGTTGCTAGTGGATGGCTACTGTGTGACGGTAGATATGTTAATACTGCAGACTATCCAGAACTAGATTCAGTTGTTGGCACAGCATATGGTGCACGAGTTGGAGCAACATTTAGATTGCCACCACTTGTTGTTAATGCTACAAATAATCCATTAAAAAGAATACCTTTTTCAACATTAAGTTCAGAGGTAGCACAGCCAACAAACTTTTTTCATACTCATACTTTAGGAATAAACGCAACAAGTTTTTCATCAGCTAATACTGGTGGACATTCACATGCAGCAAACAGCTCAACCACTGTTGCTGAATCACCAGCCCATAATCATGCTGCTAGTACTGGTCCAATTACAACAACCAGTAATGCTGGTGGCTCAGAGAACACAAGAATTGCTGGTCCACTTGGTCCATACGCTTCTGGCAATGCAGGTCAAACTGGACATAGCCATGCAACTGGAACTGCCTGGAGTACAGGAACTTTAGGAGCTTCTTTATCCCACTCTCATACAGTTAACTTTCACAATGCTACAAATTTAAATCATGCTCACAATCACGCAACTAATATTGCAAGCTCAACTCATGTTGTTTCTGCAGGGGAATCTGCAACTCCAACTGTTGGAATGTATCCTCCAAGTATGGAGGTGTATTTCCTTATAAAAACTTAAGGTTATTACTATGGCATACTTTGAATCAGATAAAATAGACTCTACTTCTCTTTACTCCTATGTTCCAACTGGAGGAATAGTTACACTCGCTGCACCATTTTCAAAGTACTCTGATGCAACTTATCTTAGTATAGGTCTTATACCATGCGATGGTAGAGTTTTAAATGCATCTACAAGTCCTCAGTATGCTAATTTGTTTTCAGCAATTGGTATTTTATATGGAGGAACTGGAATTACATCTTTTAACGTTCCAAGTCTTGCAACTTCTAAGGTTGCCATAGCTGGAACATCTGCTACTTTTCATAACGTAAATACTGTAGGAACAAGAGTAACAAGCATCGGTCATGATCATACCATTACAGCAACAAATAATAGTTTTACTTTAAATAATCAAAACGTAACTCATGATCATACTGTTACTTGGAATAGTGTTGGAAATAATGCAACGGATACTAGTCATACTCATACTTTTGAATCTGGATCAGTTGGGGAAATTGGTCCAAATGTTAATAAAAATGGTTCAGCTGGAGTATCAGGTGGCGGATTAAATGGAAACCATACACATAATACAGATATTACCTCGGCAAACTCACTTACTGGAGGCTCAACTGCTGCCCATAGCCATACTCCTGCTTCTGCTTTATCACTAGGTATGGGAGCTAACACAGCTACCCTACATTCACATGCAGCTAGCTTAACAACCGCAACTACAACCAGCATAACCAATTATGTTTCTACAGATGTTGGCATTCCTTATGCGAATGTGCTATACTTTATAAAAGCCTAAAAAGAAAGAAATTCATGAAGAAAAATATTATTAATTTTTATCCTTCAGCAAGCATGTACCAGGATATTTTTGATGAACCAGTTTCTGCAAAAAATATTATTCCAGAATGGTATAAAAAACAAGACAGGTATTCTGGAGGACAAAAAATTATTTCTACAGAGGTTGGAACGTTTAATACTACCATCAAGGCGTGTATGCCTATATTCGATCTAATTTCAGCTGGCTACATAATTAAAACACCAGCAGACATTTATGTTTCAAAAAATGAAGATGGATCTCTAAATTTTGCTTGGGGAATTAATAACTTTACATGCATTGAGAGTCATCCAGCACATCAATATGATCAATTTACCATTCCAAAAGAATTCTATCCTTTAGGATATAAATTCATAAATACTTGGATAACAAAAACGCCAAAAGGATATTCTTCAATATTTATTAGTCCAATTTTAAGAGATGACCTACCTTTTGAATGCTTACCAGCAATTGTAGACACAGACAAGCACCCCATACCAGTAAATTTTCCATTCTTTATAAGAAAAGATTTTGAAGGACTGATTCCAGCTGGAACGCCAATGATTCAAATTATTCCATTTAAAAGAGAATCTTGGAAAATTAAAATTAATAAGTATAACAGCTTGTTTGATAGTATTTGGAAAAAAGCAGAAAGAAAAATTCAAAATAGATATAAGGATAATTTTAGATCATTAAAGGATTGGAGTTAAAATGACAGTTTTACCAGAACACGACCATACACATAAAGATGCAGAAAACCATGAGCATATTGGAAAGTTTAGCTATAGGCACACACATGTTTTAGATCCTGAAAATAGGATACATGATCACGAAAAGTTTCATCAAACAAATATAGAAAAGTATTTAGATGAAGTTCTTTCTCATGAAAAAGAAGCAATTTGGAAAGACTTAAATTACGATAAAGCAAAAGAGTTACTAGCCAATAAAGAAATTAATGGGCTTACAGAAGATCAGGTAAGAGCATTAATAGTATATTCTACTTTTACCTATTGTGTAAACAACATGGTAGAGCCTGAGATGATGTATATTTGTGAGTTAGCCGTATCAGAATTAAAACGGGCAGGGTCTGCTGAGCCAGTGTCAAACATGTTTATAAACTCTTTATTTAATTTTAGAAATATTTATAGACCAATTTATGACTTATTAGATATTAGATACGGAAATAGAATTGATGATCCAGATAGAAATTCTGATCAGTATAGGTTGGGAGTAATAGACGCTATACTTACTTTAAGAAAATATGAACGATCTACTGGTTTTGGATGGGAAGACCCTTATCCAAGAACAAATTTAGCTGTTTCAGATCAACTAGAACTAGAGTTATAGAATGTTTAACAAAAAAACAAAAATAGAGTTTGTTGCAAGGTCTCCATATTTTGAAAAAGTAGCACCAAAACCATATCCTGCAAAACATTACCTTCCAAAATGGTATAAGGAAATGCCCTCATACAATGAAGTTGAAGATGGCAAAAGAATGCTAACGGTAAGATACGGAGCTAGTAGTGTAACCCCAAAAATGTGTACCCCTATGTATGATACTTTTACCACTGGATATATTATCCCACTGTGGGCTGATGTAGAGGTAAGACAAATAAATAATCAACCACACTTGTTTTGGAGAACAAAATCAACCCCGTTTGAAATGCATGGAGGATGGGGTAGTGGTGGAAATGATGGAGTTACTGGTCTAACAACTCCAGATGGATATAGTCCATTTGTTTTTAAGTGGATGAATGGTTGGGACTTTAGAACACCAAAAGGATATTCCTGTTTAGTAACTGATCCTTATGCAAACGAAAATAGTCCGTTTAAAGCAATTGGTGCAGTATTAGATACAGATAAATTAACTCTTTCAATCTTACCGCCATTTTGGATAAAGGAAGGTTTTGAAGGAATTGTTGAAAAAGGTACACCAATGGTTCAAGTTATTCCATTTAAAAGAGATTCTTGGGAATCAGAATATAGTTCTTTAAAGGATGGCGAATACAGTATAATGGAAGAAGTTGCATTTAACTCACATATAAAAAATCACTATAAAAGATTTGTTTGGACAAAAAAGGAATTTAAGTAATGGCTAAAAAAATTAAATTTATTGCAGTAAATGAATGGGCTTGGGATTTAGCAGATAAACCATATCCTGCAAAAAATAATATTCCAAAATGGTGGAGAGATATGCCTCCATACATAAAAAACGAAGAAAATCCCACTGGGAAAAAATTTATTTTAAATAATCTTAGAAATAATTTGTCTCCAAAAAAATGTGTGTCTCTGCTAGATTCAATAACAGAAGGATATATTATTCCGCTATGGGCAGATGTTCAGGTTACAAATCGTCCAACAGAAGATGGAGAATATAATCCAATATTTACTTGGAAAACAACCAGGGAAGTGCTTGAGTACAACATTGATGGGGATAATCACTTAAAAGCTCCAGATGGATACAATAAGCATGTGTTTAAGTTCATAAACATGTG